TTTTCAACTCAGGCAACATAGCCCAAAGTTTTTGCAACACATGGTGACTGACACCCAGAATGACACCCAGTGTTGGTAGACACAAGAAACCGGAATTCTGGGATTAGGTGATAACTGGCGGTTTCTGGTGATAATCGCTCAATAAAAACAATGTCGAGCGGTTCTATTGAGCATACCCGGCCGCAATGATTTAAGACACGGCTGCTAGGAGAAAGGCAGTGGGAAGCCGGCCTTGGTGTCGAAACCAACCGCGGCTTCAAGAAAGGCCTCAAAAATCGACCAAAAGCCTTTGAGGCGTCTTCAAAGCATTGAAAAACAAAGAGGCAACGGAGGAGCCGGGCAATTGCGGGAGGTTCGCTCGGCAGGGTTTTTCGGTGAGAAATCCAATTTGAGGTTCCCTACTGAGGCGGAACCTTGGGTTTTCGGCATGTCGGAAGAAGAGAAAAGCCCGGAAATCCGGGCTTTTGATCCGCTGGAAGGCACCCACCAACGGGCTTTCGAGGTTTTGCAAGGTTCCTCCTGGCAGACCAAAATTCAGCGCTTCCGGCTGCGCCTTGCAGCAACATATTTGTAGGTCTTTTCCAACTCGTCGTTGGCCAGTTCCTTGACGCTGGTCGCCCCGAAATTTTTCAGGATGTAGGCGCGCATCGCGGCCTCATCGTCCGGGGCCTTGGTGTTGATCCTGATGTTCTGGATCTTGCGCTTGCGCCAGTCCTCGCCGTCCTTCAGCGGGGCCGAGCGCATGCCATGAAGGCTTCCGATCCACTGGTTCAAATAACTGCGGGCTTTCTCGAAGTCCGCCGCCGCGATCAGCTGGTAGCTGTTGACCTTGCAATGCTTGTTCAGCGCGGCCCAGACAGCCCTATAGGATTTGGGCGCCTTTTTCAAAAGCTCTTCCTTCTCGACGACCTTGTTGACCAGGTCCGTCAGGATCGCCCGCTGCTCGACAGTGATGTGCTCGTCCCCCGGCCTGGTCTCAGGCCGCACCGTGGTGCGGTGGGTCTGGGTGTTGACGATGCTGATGTTTGCGCCCGGTCCGGCAAAGCCAACGCCCGAGACATTGCCCTGGATGACCTGCTTTTCGAAGCCGACCTCGTCGGCAACCTTTTCGACGTTCTTCGAGCGAACACCCGTGATGATGTACTGAACATCCGCCCCGGCTCCGGCGGCAGCCATCAAGACATTGACCTTAAACTCGCTTTCGCCTGCCTCAATGTTTCGCAGACCCGGCACGCTCATGCCCAGCAACCGCGCGAAAGCCGATTGAGTATAACCTATCCGCTTACGCTCCTCGGTGAAGCGAGCGGCCACCTCAAACAAATCCATTGCACCCTCAAATAGGGCATAAATTGCACTTGCATATAAAGTGCACTTTATGTACCTTTGCACATGCAGCCGCTTTGAAAAGGCTGCGATTGATCCAATCCATTCAACAAAAAGCCGATGCGCCAACATCGGCTTCCTGAGGAGTACACAATATGGCCAAGCCCAAGTGGGACCGGCATTCCATCCTCGGCGAACTGCGCCGCCGAGGCATGACGATGAGCAAGCTCGCGGAGATCCGCGGGATTTCCCCCGGCGGTTTCCGCACCATCTGGACGCGCCAGAACGAAAAGTCCGAACGGGCCATCGCGGAGTTTCTCGGCGTCCCGGTCGAGGAGCTTTTTCCCGACCGCTACCCGAAGACCGCCGCGCGCATTCTCGCCCGCGAGTACCAGACGCCGGTCAAGGCAGCCTGATCGTTCCTGCGCGGCGCCAGCCGCTGCAGGTGTCTATCTTCATCTTTACCGCGAGTCGATCAATGGCAAAACGCGATGAGAGAATTACCCGCTTCGACCTCCAATCCTTCGGTCAACGCTTCCGTGAAGAGCGGCACCACTGGGATGACGGAGAGCTTGGCGAGTGCATGACGCTCACCCCCTCGGCGATCGCCGAAATCGAAGCGGGGAAAGTCAATCCCGACGGCTATCTGATCTTCAAGATGGCCGCCTGCGGACTGGACATCCAGTACATCATCACCGGCGTCCGGTCGGGCAATACTTACGACGTTGCCGCCTCGATCGGCCGTTTCGACGAGTTCGAGCTGGAAGAGCGTGCGCTGACGCCCGCAGAGATCGCGGTCGCCGAAGCCATGACGCACAAGCCGATCTGGTCGAACGGCCACCGTCCGAAATGGTGGAGCCATATCGGGGTCAGGGCTGTCCTGACCAGCGCCCACCGGCAAATGACGCTGGAAGGCGCGATGCAGCGGGTGCGCCATCTGTTCGGGCCGGCGCAGGTGCCGTCGTCGAGTTCGGTTCACCGTTACTGGCAGCGTCTCGATGCGCTCTATACGGGGGAGGTCGCCTGATGTGTGACGCTGACCGAGCCGCTGTTCTCGCCTTTTTCAGCCAGGTTCGCAGGGATCGTGTCCCCGGCGGACAGACCCGGCCGGCCAGCGCCACGGCCCGACATTCCGCCAAAAACGGCCCTTCGCCAATGGCAAAAGTGCCGGCCGAAATCGACGGCCGGAACCCCTTTATTCCGTCCGTCTCACCCGTCTGCCGGTTCGCCGACCTCGTGATGATGTTTTCCGTCACACTCAGCGCCGTTGCCGCGGGCGTGGCGCTCCTTCTCGCACAGTTTTGAGAGGCACCATGTTTAACCCCTATTCCGAAGACGAGCGCCTGCAGGCCATGATTTCCGCTTGCTACCGCGCCAGCCGCTCGCACTTCAACCACATCGCGATCCGCGACATCATCGAGCCGCCGCGCGAGATGTTCGACGCAAAGCTGGCCCGGCAGATCGCCATCCACATCCTCAATGTCGAGTTCGCCATTCCGCGCCGCCGGCTGGTGATGATCCTGAACGTTGCCCGCACGACGATCCTGGGCGCCATTCGCACCGTCGATGATCGCATGCACGACCCGGTTTTCGAGCGCGCCTATCAGCGGATTTCCGCCCGGGCGAAAGACCTGTTCATGGCCGAGCTGCAGGAAGCCGCCGGCCGCAACGAGGAGGCTGCTTGATGGCGAAGTATATCCGCGCCAAGCTTGCCGAGATCCATATCGGCGACCGCCTCCGCCCGATCGATCCAGCCTATGTCGAAGCCATCGCCGCTTCGATGGCGCAACACGGGCAGATCAACCCGATCACGATTCGGAGCACCCCAGCCAAAAACAAGGGGGCAACGCCCTATACGCTGGTTGCCGGCGGCTACCGCACGTCGGCCGCAGAGCTTCTCGGCTGGACCGAAATCGACGCCATTGTCGTCGAGGCGGATCAGATCGAGGCGCAGATCATCGAGATCTCGGAAAACCTCTATCGCAACGAGCTGAACCCGCTCGACCGGGCGATCTTCGTGATGAAATTCCGCGAGTTGTGGGAAGAGAAGCACGGGAAGATCAATCCCAATGGTGGACGCCCACAGAAACAGGACACCGAGTGCCCTGTTTTCTCTGGAGGCCGGGAACTCTCCAAGCAGGTTCAGGAGCGCCTCGGCTTTGGGGCTACGACTTACAAGAAGGTCAACCGCATCGGCCAGAACCTGCACCCGACGCTACGCCAGGCGGTGCGCGGGACCAAGGTCGAAACCGACCAGTCGAAACTGCTGAAACTCGCCAAGCTGCCCGCCGATGATCAGGTGAAGGTTGCTGCCGCCCTGCGGGAAAAGGCGGATTTGAAGACGGTTCTCGGCTGGCTCAAAGGGCCTAAAAAACCCGTCGATCCCCAGGAAGAGATCTTCAACAAGATCGCGCTTCTGCTCACCAAGGCCGATGACGCCACGCTGCGGCGGGTTCTCGACCACATCGGGGACATGCGGGACTTCTCGGTGCTGGAGGCTGCCGAATGAAACGCGATCCCGCCCAATTTGACTTCTGGCCGACCGCGCTCTTTCCGGTCCGCTCGCCCAAGGAGCAGATCGACCTCGATCGCTTCCGCTCGCGGCTGAAGCGCGAGATGGCCCGCGCCATCCGGGAATGCCCGCACGACCGGCCGACGATCGCGGCGCGCATGGCACATTACCTGCGCCTTGAAGCCGTCTCGAAGGCCGCTCTCGACGCCTATACGGCCGAGAGCAAGACCGGTCACGACATCAGCCTGGTGCGGTTCAAGGCCTTCGTGCGGGCGACCGGCGCCACATGGCTTTGGGACGTCATTGTCTCCGATGACGGACTGCTGCTGCTCGAAGGCGACGAGGCGCGCCTCGCCGAGATCGCCCTCATCCGCCAGACGCAGCGGGCGCTCACCAAGGAGCTGAACCGGCTGACGTCCACACCGGTCACCATTCGGCGAAGGGGAGACACCCCATGAAGAAGATATCGATCATCGGCCAGATTGCCGAGATGGAGCGCGAGATCGCCATGCGCGAGCGCGTCTATCCTGAACAGGTTCGTCGCGGGAAGATGCGCCAGGCCGAGGCCGAGATGCTGATGGAGCGGGCCTTTGCCATTCGCGCCACGCTGATGTTCTGCCGTGATCACGAAGCCGATATCCGGGCCTACATCGCCGCACGAGCTGCGGGAGGCCGGGCATGAAGGAATGGTTCACGCTCTCCGAGCTGGCAGAGGCCAAGCTCCCCGACATGCCGTGGACCGTCAAGGGCTACGACAAATATGTCATGCGCAACGGGTGGCGCGTACATTCTGCCAAGGTGCGCAAGATCGGCGGCCGCGAGGGCGGCGGCGGGTTCGAATACCACCTGTCGCTGTTGCCCGGTCCGGCACGTCAGAAGCTCGCCTTCCTGCATGCCAGCCCGGTCAATCCGGAAGGCGACCGGTCGGCCCTGCTGTGGCGGAAATACGAGGCCCTGACGGATGCCCAGAAGGCCGTCTGCAAGCGCCGCTTTGATATCATCACCGATGTCGAGGAGATGAAGAAGTCCGGCATCAAGGCACTTGCCGCCGTGAAGCATGTCGCTCGCAAGGCCGACCTGGCGGTCTCGACCGTTTACCAGTGGCTGGAACTGGTCGAAGGCCACGCCCGGCAGGACTGGCTTGCAGCGCTTGCCCCTTCGTCATCCCCGATCGCGGACGGCGTGGTGGCGAAGCTGACCCCGGTGCATCCCGATGCGTGGGACGTGCTCGTCTCCGATTATCTTCGTGCCGAAGGACCGGCTTTCGCCGCCTGCTATCGGCGGATGAAGGAGGTTGCGAAGAAAAAGGGATGGGCACCCATTCCACCCGAGCGCACGCTTCTCCGGCGGATGGATATCGTGGTGCCGAAAGCCGTGCAGGTGTTGGCGCGCAAGGGCAAGGAAGAGGCGAAGAAGCTCATTCCGTCGCAGCGCCGATCGGTGGCGCACCTGCATGCGATGCAGATGGTCAACACGGACGGCCACAAGCTCGACCTGCATGTCTCCTTCCCCGGCCGCGAGAAGTGGGGCCGCGTCTTTCTGATGGCGATCCAGGACATCTACTCTCGCAAGATCCTCTCATGGGTGTTGAGCGAGGCCGAGACCTGGGAGGCCGTACGCACGACCATCGGCAACATGGTCGAGACGCACGGCATCCCCGACCGGATCTACATGGACAACGGCAAGGCTTTCGCCTCGAAAATGATCTCTGGCCAGGCCAAACGCCGCAACAGGTTCAAGATAACGGAAGACGAGGTCGCAGGCCTTTTGAAGACGCTCGGCATCGATGCCCGTTTCGTCAATCCGTATTCCGGCCAGTCGAAGCCGATCGAGCGCGGCTGGGGCGACCTGGCCGAGAATATCTCCAAGCATCCGGCCATGGCCGGTTGCTATACCGGGCGCAGCACCCAGCACAAACCGGAGAATTATGGCAAACGCGCCGTGCCGATCGACGAGCTCGAACGCCATGTGGCCATGTGCGTCGAGGAACATAACGCGCGGACGGGCCGCAAGACCGAGACGGCAAAAGGGCAGAGCTTCGACGCGGTATTCGCCGCGAGCGTGGCGGACATGGCCAATCCGTATGTGCGCCATGCCAGCCCGTCCCAGCGGTCGCTGTGGATGCTGGCCGCGGCGAACGTCACCGCACGCAAGCCGGAGGGAGCGATCCACCTCTTCGACAACCGCTACTTCCATCCGGCACTCAACAACTGGATCGGCAAGAAGCTCACGGTCCGCTTCGATCCCTCCAACTTGCACGGCTCCATCAAGGTCTACGCTCCGGACGGCCGGCTGCTCTGCGATGCCGAGTGCATCGACAAGACCGGCTTCGATTGCGCCGCAGCGGCACGCGAAATCGCCCGTGCGCGCGCGACCAAGAAGAAGGATCAAGCAACGGCTCTCAAGAGCGCAAAGCGGCACTCGGATCTGCAGCTGAAGGAACTGATGGGCCGCAACGATGCGCGCGAGGCGGCCAGGGCAAAACCCGATCGTTCGGCCGTCACCAGGCTCATCACCCGCAGCCCTGTCGCGACCAAGGTGACACACCTGCCGGAGATCACCGTCGACGAACATCAGTACGAAGATGCTTTCAGCCGCGGGCTCGCCCGCGTTGCAGGCGGCAACGCCGCCATCATCGAATTCCCGAAAGGGGATCGCCCGACAAGTGGTGCGTCCGGGCGCAGACCAAGAACCGGTAAGTAGTGCGTACGGTTCCACCAAAAAAACGGGCGGGTTCAAAGACCCGCCCGACAATCAAAAGCTCAGGAACCCTTAAATGATCAAGCCCAAGAACACAATCCAAAACTGGACATTCCCGACCCCGGCCCCTGAATTCACTCAGCGCCACCCGGAGGCGGATGTCGACACCTGGCGCAAGCTGCTCAGCCGCGTCATCGACGCGGCCAACGCAAACTCCTGGAACAAAGCCGAAGTGGCACGCCGCGCCGGCATCAAGGACGGCACGTTCTCCCAGTGGTCGAACGGCAACTATCCGGGCGTTCTCGCCAACATCAACGAGCAGGTCAGCAACTGGCTTGAGGCTCTCGAGGAAAGTGCGAGCATCGCCGCCAGCCTTCCTGTTTCTCCGCCCTTCGTCAAAACGATGGTGGGTGCGGACATCTACAACGTCCTGCTGTTCACCCAGATCACGGCGGGCTTCACGGCGATCACCCTGCCATCCGGATCGGGGAAGACCACGACAGCCCGCCACTTCTGCAACACCAGGCCCCATGCCTGGATTGCAACCATCAGCCCGCATACCAAGACGGTGCATGCCATGCTGATCGAACTGGCCGCGGAACTCGATGTTCAGGAGAACAATCCGACCAAGCTCGTTCGGGCCATCGGCCGCAAGCTCCAGCGGCTCGGCGACGGGACGCTGCTGATCATCGACGAGGCACAGAACCTCGTGCCGGATGCCGTCAACCAGATCCGGCACTTTGTCGACATCAACAAATGCGGTGTGGCGCTGATCGGCAACGAGGACACCGCCGTTTCCTTCGTCAAGGACAAGGGTTCAGTGGCGAGCCGCGCCCAGGTGGCGACCCGTTTCGATCGCCGCTTGAAGCGTGAGCGCGATCCGGTTCACGATGCCGCGACGCTCATCCAGGCCTGGGGCATTACCGAGCGGGATTGCGTTTCCTTTCTCCACAATATCGCCACCAAGCCGGGAGCGCTGCGCAATATCGATCGGACGATCAAGGCCGCGATGATGGCGGCGCTCGGCAATGGGGAAGAACTGAACCTCAGCTACCTCAACGCCGCCTGGCGCAACCGTGACATGGGAGACCTCTCATGAGCGGCGGCTCCCACCAACTCAGCGAGGCGCTACAGCTTCTGGTCAGCGATTTCGAGAGCGTTCCCGATACCGATGATGGCATCGCGATGGACCAGGGCGAGTTCCTGAAGCTGATCGAGATCCTGAAGACGCTCAAATCGCTTGCCGCCAACCTTGAGCTTGAGGTTCGGTTCCTTCGCGACATGGAAGCTGGGCACGAGATGCTGACGTTTCTTGATAGCGAGGCGACGTCTCAGCTAGCCGATCTCTTGCCCGCAAAGGATGGGAACATCATCCGCCCAGCATTCGGGAAGGGAGGTCGCTCATGAACAGTGCACCTCTCGTTTCCGACCTGGTCGGCTCGGTCATCACAACATTCCGGCGCTTTGAAAAGACCGGCGTCGAGCTGGGACCGAATGCCGTCGCAAGGTTGATCGTCAGCCTGCGGACCATCCAGGAGCTTGCGCTCGATGCCGAGCAGGAACTGCAGATCCAGTTGGAATTGCGGAGCCTGGCATTCACGCCGTCGGAGCTGCGCGCCCGGCGTAGCACCGACCGCACTGGCAACACTGGAGCTGAGAATGTCGTCCGCCTGCCAACGAGGGTCCGGGTCGTCCCCACTCCTTCCGACGGGGGGGACGCGGCATGACCCATATGTTCATCCCGGTCAAAATCCCCCTCGACGACATCGCCGCAGCGCTCGGTCCCATGGTCCTCAAGGTGATCCGGACGAGCGGGAGGGATGAGGACGCGGGCCTGAGGCGCAAGCCGCAGAGCACCGCCCTGCTTGATGCGGCGGCGAACGTCTCCGCGGCTCTCTCGACCTACGAAAACAGCATGGGCACGCGGGATGAACGCCGCGCGCTCAACAAGCTCATCGCGTCTTCGAAGGGACTTCGAGACGCCGTTGCCAACATCAAGACCTCATGAAGGAACCGAACATGGAAGCTGTAATTCTGGAAGAACTGCGCACCGATGGCGTGATCGTCATGAACGGCCGCGAATGGATGGAAGATGCCCAGGGCAGCATGGTGCCCGTGGTCAATATTCGGCCGGAGGATAAGCTCGAAGATGAGATGGTCCGGAAGATCATCGTATTTGCCCGTGCGCTGAATGCGCAGATCACCCGTTTTCGCGATCACACCATGGCGGATATCGGGGCCTTCGATAAGCTGTTGGCGCAGGAGTATGGAGCGACGGTCGGCGGCAAGAAGGGCAACAAGACATATCAGACCTTCAACGGCCTGATGCGCGTCCAGGTGCAGGTCGCTGATCAGATCGCCTTCGGTCCCCAGCTGCAGATCGCCAAAACTCTGATCGACGAATGCCTGACGGAATGGTCGGCCGACAGCCGGCCGGAGATCCAGTCCATCGTCACGCGGGCGTTCAACACCGATCGCGAGGGACAGATCAACAAGGCCGANNTNTTCATGTTGCTTCGCCTGGAGATCGAGGACGCCCGCTGGAACCGNGCCATGGACGCAATCCGCGCCTCCATCNGGGTGACCGGNTCGAAGGAATATGTCCGGTTNTACGCCCGNGACAAGGTNGAGGATGGCTGGACGGCCATCACNATCGACCTCGCCAAAGCGTGAGGGCGGGACGATGGAAAAACACACCTTTGATCCCAATCTCGTCGAAGCCGTTGCTATCGCGATTTTCGATCAGGACGAGACTTTCAACCTCGAAGCCATCGCCAAAATGGATGCCGAGGGCAATACGGGTTACGGCGACCGGACCGGCCGGGAGCGCGACATCTGGGACAACCCGGCCAACGAACAGTGCCATGATGGTTACCGGCGCCGCGCCATCTCTGCGCTGAAGGCCAATCAGGCTTGGCAACAGGCCCAGCAAGAGGCGGGTAAGGAAGCATACCGCAAGGCCGCCGCGGAAGCCAACCGCCAGAACATCCTTCAGTCGCTCATTGAAGCCTATCGGGACGATGGGCACCGGGTGGTCAAACGCGGCGGCGTCACTTTCGTGGAGATAGTCGAAGACTTCGACTTCGGAGCCGCCACGCTCGCCGAGTTCAACCTCGACGTCATAGCCGACCAGATCGGCAGGAGATTGGCATGACTTCCTCCATTGCCGCGATCCACGTCGCCAAGAAGAGCTTGGGGCTCGACGACGACACCTACCGGGCGAAGCTCGCCCGGATCACCGGCAAGACCTCGGTCAAGGACATGAGCGAGGTCGAGCGACGGCAGGTGCTGACCGTTTTCCGCAATGACGGCTTTCGGCCGGTCGAGGGAAAAATAAGGGCCAAGGGCCTGACCGGCAAGTATGCCAAGAAGCTGCAGTCGCTCTGGATTGCCGCATACAATCTCGGCGTGGTTCGCGATCGGCGGGATGAGGCACTCCTCGCCTTCGTCAAGCGACAGACGGGCCTCGATCACACCCGGTTCCTCCACTATGCCGACGATGCCCGTGCCGCGATCGAGGCCATGAAGGGCTGGCTGAAGCGCGAGGCCAGTGTCTCCTTCGGCAATAGCAACGGCTACGAGTGGCTGCAGCGTGACGGGGCAAAGATTGCCTGGGCGCAGTGGCGTCTTCTCCATCCTGGCACCGGCCTCATTACCCGCCGCGGCTTCGACGAGGAAGTCCTGCGCCTCTCCGGCCGGACTGATGCCCAGGTGCTGAGCCATTTGACCGACAAAGACTGGCAGCCGGTCATGAACGCGCTGGGAGAGCGGGTCCGCGCGGCCAAGAAGGGCGGTGCGTGATGACGTTGAAGGCGTCACCGGATAAATCCGTACCTTATGGCAACGCGCTTGGTTTGTGCGCAGTGGGCGGTCTTTTGCGATTCGCTCATCTCGTCGATCATAACTTTGCTGCCTATGGTCTGTATATTGAGCTGCGAAGCAAAGCCCATGTCGTCGGCGCTGACCTTTTCCTCAATAAACCCAGCGATCGCGGCCTGATCGTACTTCAGGCCGCAGGGTTCTTCCGAGGCAAGAACGCTCGCAAGTGCGTTCGCCAGCGCCAGGCTTTCGAAACTGTCAGCATGAGCAGCGGAAAATACCGCCGACGTTGCCAGAGCGATCAAGGTCGCGCCCAATCTTCTGTGTTCCACGGCGTCCCCCCCTCTCGTTTCAATAACTCGATCATTTCCTACAAATTCCAGGCAAACAACTCCCAGTCTGCAAATACGGTACGTGTCGCCGCGAAAGGCGGTGCATAATGGTTGCCTACGGCTTCAAAAAGTTCTTCGCGCCGCAGATCGTGGACCTGTCGAAGACGCACACGATCCGGGGGCATCGCCGCCGGCATGCCCATGTCGGCGAGCCAGTGCAGCTCTTCACCGGCATGCGCACCCGTCATTGCGCCAAGATCATCTCGGATCCGGTCTGCGTTGCCGTGCTGCCGATCGTCATCATGTCGAGCGATCTGCTCTCCGCCGGCATTGCCTATATCGAGATTGACGGCCGGCCGTTGCACCGGGACGAGATCGAGCCTTTTGCCATCTCGGATGGGTTTGACCCGGCACGCCTGGCCGGCCTGGCGCCTGCCGCGCTGATCGGCGAGACGGCCCGCGAAACGATGGGGCGGTTCTGGCGGTATGAAAACCCCGGATCCCGCTTCGAGGGCGTCATCATCCGGTGGAGGCCCTGACCATGGCCCGGACGCTGCCGTTGTTCGATCGATCCGAACTGGACGCCATCAAGCGCCAACGCGAACACCTGCAGCGTCTCCTCAAGCGCGGCGGCGTGGACGCCCACAGCCGCATTCGCCGAGAGCAGAAGCTGGCGATCCTGACGGCGCAACAGATCCAGATCGAGCGACGACTTGGCATCGGGGAGCGTCGGCCATGAGCACCCTGCCGGGCATCCTCGCCGACATTGCCGAGATCGCCGGAAACGAGGCGGCTTACGCGGTTGCGCAAAGCCATGGGGGCACTCGCGTATCTATTCCGCCAAGAGCGGTTGACGGGCATTGGTTAACCGAGCTGCTCGGCTTCGAGACCGCCGACCGGATCTGCCGCGGCCTGGCAACGCTGGACGCCGAAGGGCGTTTGAAGGGCGTTCAAAACGAAACGATCCCGCGCGGCCCAGCTTCGTTGATCCAGTCCGCTCGGCGTCGCGCCCAACAAGCGCTCGATCGAGGCGCGAGCGCCCGCGAAGCGGCACGGATCTCGGGCTTGCACGAGCGCACGATTTGGCGCATGAAAGCTGAAGAAGACGACGGCCAAGGCAGTCTATTTTGATTTGCTGACAGTTGTCAGGCGCCGCTTCTAGCTCCCACTTCGCATAGTCGCTCCAGATCGACGGCCACAATGGCCTGTCTCTTTGTCTGGAGCCAAGCATGACACGCTCTGTGAGCCCCAAGGGCCGCAAGTTCCTTTATGCGCACGAGGGCGTCGTCCTCAAAGCCTATCGCGATGCGGTGGGCGTCTGGACGATCGGCGCCGGACTGACCTCCGCGTCGGGCGTCGTCACCGTCAAGCCTGGCATGACGATCACGGCTTCCGAGAACGACCGGCTCGTGGATATGGCCCTTCAGCGAAACTATGTTCCGCGCGTCATCAAGGCGCTTGGCGCAAGCGCCAGCCAGTTCGCGATCGATGCCGGCACGTCCTTCGACTACAACACCGGTAAGATCCTCTCCGCCTCCTGGGTGAAGTCTTATCTCGCCGGCAATTCGACGGAAACGCGCAAGCGTCTGGGTCTCTGGAACAAGGGCGGCGGAAGGGTTTTGCCGGGCCTGAAGCGGCGCCGCGCCGAAGAGGCGGATATTCTGCTGCATGGCAAGTATCCGAAGGATATCGAAGCCGCCTCGACCGCCATTTCGCCGGACAGCCGTTTCGCCGTTTTCGTGGTGTCCGTCACGGTCGCCGAGATCGAGGACATCAAGGCGGGCTTTGCCAGGATCGGTTATTCGGTCGACACTCCGTCTGGCAAGATCAGCCGCCCGGCGGTTGAGGCTTTCCAGAAAGCCTATGGCTTGGCCGTGGACGGCAAGATCGGCAAAGCGACGCTCTCGACCCTGCAGCGCGAACTGGATGCCCGCACCAAGACCAAGAGTGCGGCAGTCACGACGTCCAGCGGCGTTGCTGTTGGCGGCGCCGGTGAAGCAGTGCAGACGGGTCTGGATCCTGCCACGATCGATCTCAGCCCCTTGCCCGATCATTCCGCCATCTGGCTCGGCGGCGGCATGATGGCGTTCGCAGCCATCTACGGGATCTGGCTCGCCTGGTCCTATCGCGACATTATCGCCATGCGCCTGACGGCCAAGGCTCCGAAACTCGCAAACTTCCTCAGGAGCTTCTGATATGGCGCCCATCCTCGCCGTCATCCTCGGTGCAGCCGCCAAGGTCGGCGCCCCCGTGGTCAAGTCCATCCTTGAAAAGCATGTCGGCGGGCTCGCCGGCTCGCTTGCCGGGTCCGTGGTCGACCAGATCGCGGAGCGGGTGGGTGTCGAGCCCGAGGCCCTGCCGCAGGCGGACCCTCAGATCGTCGAGAACGCCGTTCGCGACATTGAGGCGGCGGGGCCTGAACTCATCGCCCTCTATCAGGCCGGCCTCAAGGGCCAGTTCGCCTTGCTTCAGGCAGAGGCCAAGGAAGGCTTCTGGCAGAGTGCCTGGCGCTGGGGCTGGATGTATCTGCTCGCCGTTTTCTGGCTTTGCGCCTTCCTGTTCTTTCCTGTGGCGAAGGCATTCGGCCTCGCCGTCGAGCCCATCGACGCGGCGCAGCTGCTGACCCTGACCGGCTGGTTCATCTCCCTCTACATGGGCGGCCACACGGTAAAGGAACTGGGCAAGCAGGCGATCGAGGCGGTCAAGAGCTGGCGGGGGCCGCATGTACAGTGAGTTCGACCGGGAGGTGGGCGAGATGCGCGTCGAGCAGGAGCGTCAGGCCCGGATCGACGCGGCAAGTGCCGCCCTGAAGGCCGAAGGCCGTGACGTGTGCGACTGCGGCGCCACGATCTCGCTGGCGCGGCGGCGCGTCTACCCATCCGCAACCCGTTGCCTCGAATGCCAGGAATTTGCCGAGAGAGAGGCCTACTGCCGATGACGCCGTCCGAAGTTTCACAATACCTGGGCCTGGCCCTCGCGATCATCGCGCTGCTCGGCCACGCCAAGGGCTATTTCTCCAGCGGCGAGAAGACGCTGATTGCGCGCGTAGACAAGGTCGAAACGAAGCTCGTCGAATATGACCGCCGCATCCAGGCGATCGAGGGCGAGCTGAAACACCTTCCCGATCGCGAGACGGCCCACATGCTGGAACTGGCACTGGCCAAGATCTCCGGCCGCCTCGACACGCTCGACGAGCGGCTGAGGCCCATAGCGGCGACGAGCAGCCGATTGCAGGAATTCTTACTGGAGCAGGCGCAAAAATGAGCATGGAAAAGATCATGCAAGAAGAGGCCCGGCTGACGATCCTGAAGGAACTCGCCGCCGAGTCCAACAAGGCGATTTCATCCGAACGGATGCGCCGCTATCTGTTGACGTTCCTCCTCATCGACAAGCCACGCGAGTGGGTCGAGCAGCAGTTCCAGTTCCTGCACGACATGGGCGCGGTCGATATCGTTCCTGCCGGCAGCGTCAAGATTGCCCGCCTGACGGAACGCGGAGAACATCACCTGCAAGGCATCATCAGCATCGCTGGCGTTCTGCGCCCAAGCACGCGCGCGGGGAGCTGAAATGGTCAAGGGGCGTGGCCGGCTCAACGGCATCGAACTTCTGCCCGAGGAGTGCACTCCCATCGTCGCCTGGGCCGCAGATGCGCTGCAGGACCGCGAACAGAAGCAGGTCGACATCTACAGCGAATTCGTCACCCGCCTGGAAGGGCTCCAGCGCGAGCACCGCGGCGAGCTGGAGTTCAACATCCCGTCGTTCTCGGCCTTCAACCGCTACTCGATCAAGCTCGCCACCATGACCCGTCGCCTGGATGAGACGCGCGAGATCGCCACCGCGATCGCCGGCAAGTTTGATGCGCAGGCGTCCGACGACCTCACCCTGATCGCGGCCGAGGCGATCAAGACGCTAATCTTCGAGCTGCTCACCTCGAAGGGCGAAAGCGGCATTGATCCGAAGGGCGCCATGTCGCTCGCCAATGCGCTGCGCGCTGCCGCCCAGGCTCAAACGGTATCCACCGGCCGACGCCAGAAGGTCGAGGCCGAGTTCAAGCAACAGACGGAAGAAGCCGTCGCGAAGGTCGCCAAGGCCAAGGGCCTGACGGCCGAGACAACGCAGGCCATCCTTTCGCAGATCCTCGGTGTGAAATCGACATGACCGCTCCGATCACCGAGGCACAGTGGGCGGAGGCCCGGCGGACCGCAACCGAAGTCCTGCCGGGCCTTGTCCATCAGGTCGGACTGCCGAAGGCACTGATCTCCTACCAGGCGCGCACGCTGGAGCTGCTCGAGAGTGCCGCCTGCCGCGTCCTGTTCATCGAGAAGAGCCGACGCATCGGCCTGACCTTCGGATTTGCGTCCTATGCTGCCTTGCGCGCCGGTCGTGCCAAGGAAGCCGGCGGCATGGACGTGATGTACATCTCCTACTCTCAGGAGATGACGCGAGAATTCATCGACGCTTGCGCAATGTGGGCGCGGGCGTTCTCGAATGCGGCCATGGCAGTCGATGAATTCCTTTTCGACGACAGCGACAAGGAAGGCGAACGATCCATCCAGGCGTTTCGCATCCGCTTTGCCTCCGGCTTCGAGATCCTCGCCCTTTCGTCGGCGCCGCGCACCCTGCGCGGTAAGCAGGGCGTGGTCATGATCGACGAGGCGGCCTTCGTCGACAGCCTGCCGGAATTGCTGAAGGCCGCTCTCGCCTTCCTGATGTGGGGCGGCCAGGTCGTGGTCTGCTCGACCCACAATGGGACCGAGAACGAGTTCAACAAGCAGATACAGGACATCCTGGCCGGCCGCTCCAAATACAGCCATGTCCGCATCGATTTCGACCAGGCGCTGAAGGAAGGCCTCTACGAGCGCATCTGCCTGGTCAACGGGACCGAGTGGACACCGGAAGGCGAGGCCAAGTGGCGCCAGGAGATCATTGATTTCTATGGCGAGGGTGCTGCGGAGGAACTCTTCTGCATCCCGACGGCCGGGACCGGCGCCTGGCTGCCGGCACCGCTGATCGAGGCTCGAATGACGGTTTCAAACCCGATCATCCGGGTGGAGCTGCCGGCGAACTTCCTTCATCTGTCGCGGCTCGAGCGCGCCATGCTGATGGCCGAACCGATCGCCCAGGTGAAGGAAGCCCTCACCCGCCTCAATCGCGACCGGCGCCACGCCTTCGGCTTCGACTTTGCCCGCGTGGCCGACCTTTCGGTTGGGACCCTGCTTGCGATCGACAACCTTCTCAAGCGCGAGGAGGTGCTGACGCTGGAAATGCGCAACGTGCCGGGTGACGAGCAGAAGATGCTCACGCGGCTGATCCTGACCGGCGCGCCGCGGCTCGTGGGTGCCGCCTTCGACGCCACCGGCATGGGCTGGACCGTCGCCGAAGACATGGGCCGCCTGTTCGGCTTCAGGACCGAGGAAAATGACGGCGGCCTGATCGCGCCGGTGAAGTTCTCGACCGACTGGTACCGCTTCAACATGCCGCCGCTGAAAGCCGCCTTCGAAGACGACGCCATCGCGCTTTCCAAGGATGATGAGCACCTGTCCGACGTGCGCCTGGTTCGCGAGATGGCCGGCGTTCCGAAGGTGCCGGACGTGCGCACCGGCGAAGGCTCGAAGAAGCGGCATGGAGACTTTGCCATCGCGCTGGCGCTGGCCCACTGGGCGAGCCGCCAGCAGTGGTTCCAATACGAGTATTTCTCGATCGCTGATCTCTATCGGCAGATGGAAGGTCACAATGGTGGCCCGCCGGTGGATGACGACGACGACACGTTTTATGGGAGACGGCATTGGTAGAGCGCGCTTCATCCATCCTCGGGCCGGACGGCCGGCCCATCGTCATCAAGACCTTGTCGCAGGAGATCGCGACGCCGACCGTGGCCGGCGTGCGCCGCACCCACGAGGAACGCGTGGCTTCCGGCCTCACGCCGGAGCGTCTGGGCACCATTCTTCGCGATGCCGCCGAAGGCAATGCGCGGGCCTATCTCACGCTCGCCGAGGAAATGGAGGAGCGCTATCTGCACTATGCTTCCCAGCTGCAGACCCGGCGGCTGGCGATCGAGGGCATCGACGTCACAATCGAGGCCGGCAAGGCGCCGACCAAGATCGTCGACGCCGTCACAGAGCTTGTGAACGACCCGGAGCTCGGCGAGGCGCTTGGCAATCTGACGGATGGCATTTCGAAGGGCTATGCTGCCGTCGAGATGATGTGGGAATATGAGCGCGGAGCGCTGCGGCCAGTCGAATACAAGGCGCGGGATCCACGCTTCTTCCAGCTGGACCGGCTCAGCCTCTCCGATCTGCGCCTTGCGGTCGACGGCTCCCTCGACGGCCTCGAATTGCCGCAGGCGAAATTCCTTCGCCACATGCCGCGCACCAAACTTGGGCTGCCGCTTCGGCGCGGCATGGCGCGGCCGGCCGCCTGGGGCTATCTGATCCAGCAGTTTACATTGCAGGACTGGGCGGCGTTCTCCGAGGTCTATGGCATGCCGCTGCGCGTCGGCAAATACAATGCCAGCGCCAGCGCCGCCGACAAGCGGACACTGCTCAAAGCCGTAGCCTCGATCGCCAATGACGCTGCGGCCATCATCCCGGCCGGGATGGACATCGAGTTTCACGAGGTCAATGGCGCCAATGGCGCGGCCGTCTTCGGCGGACTGCTGGACTATGTCGACAAGCAGGTCTCGAAGCTGGTTGTCGGGCAGACCATGACCAGCGATGATGGATCCTCGCTCGGCCAGGCCAAGATCCACAACGAGGTGCGCCTCGACATCTTGCGCGCCGACGGCAAGCAGCTTGCTAGGACGGCGAACCGCGACCTGATCAAATCCTTCGTGGATCTGAACTACGGGCCGCAGGAACACTACCCGCAGGCCCAGTTGCTCGTTGCCGATCCCGAGGACATCGATGCGCTGACCAACGCCGTCAGTCGCCTCATGCCTTACGGTCTGCGCGTGAAGCAATCGGAGGTGCGCGAGAAGATGGGGCTTTCGGATCCCGGCGATGATGATGAACTGCTTCACGCATCCATCGTCGAATCTCCGATTGAGCCCACGGCCGAGAAGTCTGAAACCAAGCGCCCGACCGGGAAGTCTGACACGACGGCGGAGGATGATGCAGCCGAAACCAAGGCGAAGGTCGCCGCACTGTCGGCCATTGTCAGCGACCACAAGCGCGCCTGCCGTTGCGGCGCCTGCACCTCCCTTCTCGCTGCCGCGGCCGGTGAGCCGGACGCGCTCGACCAGGTCGAGGCCCTCTTTGCCGGGGCGCTGGACGATTGGCAGGCGATGGCCAATCCGATCGTCGGGCCGATCGCCGACATCATCGAGAAGGCCGGAAGTTTCGAGGAGGCGACAGCTATGCTTCAAACACGCTTTCCGGACGCTTCGAAGATGGCCGAGAAGCTCGGGAGGCTGACCGCGATTGCCCGTGGCATCGGCGACATCGCGGATTGACCATGGCGGAGATCACCAGAGGCTTCGCCACGCCACCGGAAGTCACCGGCTTCTTCGACGGCAAGACCAATGCGCCGGCATTTTCGTGGGCCGACGTCTGGGCCGAAGAACACGCCTACAGGTTCACGGTGGCCAAGGCAGTCGAGCTGGACGTGCTGAACGCATTCCGTTCGACGATGTCGCAGGCGGCTGCCGAGGGAAAGGGCTATGACAGCTGGAAACCGCTGATCGAAAAGGAGCTGGCCAAGCAAGGATGGTGGGGACCGCGCATGGTCAAGGACCCATCCGGCCAGCAGCCCGACCGGATGGTAAACTTCTCGTCAGACCGGCGGCTGAAGACGATCTTCTGGTCGAACATGAATTCTGCCCGCGCCGCCGGCCAGTGGGAGCGTGCCCAGCGCTCCAAGAAGGCGCTGCCCTATGTTCTCTATGTCCGCACGACATCGGCCGATCCAAGGCCGGAGCATCTGCAATGGGTCGGGCTGATCCTGCCCGTCGACGATCCCTTCTGGACAACGCACTGGCCGCCCAACGGATGGCTCTGCAAATGCCAGGTGAGGATGATCTCGGCCCGCGAGGCCGGCCAGCTGCTCGGCACCGAGCGAGTGATCGGCAAGGATGCCGAGGGCAATGAGGTGAAGATCCGCTATACCGACCAGGCGCCGGATCTCGGACCCGACATTCAGTTTCGCAATCGCCGGACGGGCGAGATCTCGATGGTGCCGCCGGGCATCGATCCGGGCTGGCAGACAAATCCGGGCCTTGCGCGCACATCGACGCTGATCCAGAACCTTGAGACCAAGCTTGCGGTGGCAGCGCCCGAGGATGCGACCCGCGTGCTGACGGAACTCTGGGCAGATCCTTTTCTTAGGATTGCGCCGCGCCTCGCCGAAAAGGTCTGGCTGCCGGCCGGGCACAACGCGGCGCTTGCGGCCGAGCTGGGTGCGGTCTCTCCCGTCATCTCGATCACCAGCGAAGCGATCGCCGAGCGCCTGTTCAAGCACAAGCTCGATGTCGAGGACTTCGCACGCCTACCCCAAATCCTGTCCGAGGGCATTCTCTTGCCGGACATCGCGGGCAAGGCAAACGTCCGCACCATACTCCAGAAGATCGGCCGTACCTTCTGGCGGTCCTTCGTCTCCCTCTCGGCGAACGGTTATCTGAGGGTGAATTCCCTGCACATCAAGACGGGTGCGGAGCTTCGCCGGCAGCTACAGCGTTCAGGGATCGATTGGCCGTTTGAGGATTGAGGCGTGGCAGGGAGGGACCGCCCCCGGTTTTTGAACCGGCTCCCCTCCAATGGTCATCGAGGACAACGGGTTTCGCTGCCACGCCAGGAGCAATCTAACGCTTCACGTCGCGGGTTTCAAGGACGGCCACAGACGCGCGTGAAGCCCCTCGCACGCCCGGTCACGCGTCCCTGACCCCAAAAGCGCGCCCAAGGGCTTCAAATCGGCTTCAAAAATCGAACGGGGCTTGATCCTCCCTCCGGGTCGGGGTTAGATGCGCGCATGTGAGGCGTTCGCCCCTCACGAGCCATCCTCATGGCGGGCTGACAGCTGTCAGCCACCGGGCGACGGTGATTGATGGCAATTTGCCGCCATGATCACGAAACAGCCGACACTCACCCTTTCGACCCTTGCTCCTGATGCCGCCGGCCTTGCCGAAGCGATGACGGGCCTGACGGTGCTCGACGCCTATCTGGCCGATCCGGCCGCAGCCGCCAAGCAGGCCGGTCCGGAATGGATCAAGATCGCGCCGCGCGGCAAGTTCACGACGCGCGACGGTCGTGTCTTCGATGTCGATCCGGAATTGCTCGCTGCCCGCTTTGTTGAAGACGGCGTCGATCTGCCGATCGACATCGACCATGCCACGGTGAAGAAGGCCATGTTCGGCGAGGCGGCACCCGCTGTCGGCTGGGTGTCCAAGCTCGAAGCGCGTACCGATGGCCTCTATGGCAAGGTCGAGTGGCTGACAGAGGGTCTTCGCGTGCTTTCGGCCCGCACGCACCGCTACATTTCCCCAACCCTGAAACACGACCATAACGGCAAGGCCTACTGGCTGCATTCCGCCGCGCTCGTCGCGGCGCCCGCTGCCTCGATGGCGGCCGTCGCGTCAGCTGACCTTTCAAAGCAAGAGGAACCCAACATGTTGAAAGCCATTGCCGCCGCCCTCGGCCTTTCCGAGGACGCTTCCGAGGCCTCGTGCCTCTCCGCCCTCACCAATCTGAAAGCCCGGATCGATCCGGCCGTTCATCAGGCAGCCCTCGACCAGGTCAAGACGCTGTCGACCGAGCTTGAAACCCGCAACAAGGCGGACCATCAGGCCAAAGTCGACGCGTTGCTCGAAGATGCCCTGAAGGCCAAGAAAATCGTACCGGCGCAGCGCGACCAGTATGCCGCGCTCTGCGCCTCGTCCGAGGGCCTTGCCCAGGTGACGGCACTGTTCGGCACCATGACCGCGACGCTTGCCGCATCCGGCCTGGATGAAAAGAAGCCGGGCGGCGACATGTCGACGCTGTCGGCCGAGGACCGCGAGGTCATCAAGATGATGGGCCTTTCGGAAGAGGACTACCGCAAGGCCAACGGCCTGACGGCCGCCTGACCACCCCCAACAGCCGGAGAGCGAAATGACCGCATTGAGCCAGGCCCGACCCGTCGTCCAGATCGAGGGCCGCCAGTCCAACCCGCCCGTCAAGGGCTCGACCACCATTCACCAGGGCGGCCTCGTCGTCATGGATACCGGCCTCGCCGTTCCGGGCAAGACCGCGCTCAACCTGACCGTCGTGGGCGTCGCCCAGCAGACCGTCGTCAATTCCGGCGCGGATGGCGCCAAGAAGGTGCCGACAGAACGGGGTGTCTTCAAGTTCGCCAATCTCGCCACCGACGCTGTCGTTGCCGGCGACATCGGCAAGGATTGCTACATCGTCGATGACCAGACGGTGGCGAAGACCTCCGGAACCAATACCCGCTCGATCGCGGGCAAAGTCATCGAAGTCGAGGCTGACGGCGTCTTCGTCC